GCCTTCACGCTCTTCTTCAGATTGCAAACGCTCTCTTTGAAGTTCTTGATTGGCCATTTTTGACTGCATATCAGATTGCAGTTTTGCAATGTCCAATTGTTTTTTATGCTCAAACTCAGCTTCCTTGAGTGCAAGCTCACGCTGTTGAATCTGTGTAAGCGGATCTTGCTGTTGCTGCATGGCTTGCTGCTGCGCGGCTTCTGCCTGATCCTTACGAAGAAGCTTTTCAGCGGCCTCTGCCGCCAATCTAGAAATTTCAATTTCCACATCTTCTGGAAGAGGCTTGTCCTCATCTGGCATTCCAACACCAAGATTTTTCTCAATCTCTTTGCGATACTGATACGCAACGTGTTCCGTAACGTGAGCGGAAAGCGCAGCTTGTATGGCTCCAGCAAATGGGCTTTGACCAATGATCTCTTGTAGCTTTGGATCTTGTGCCGCCGCCAAGTGTACGCGGATATGAGCTTCGTGATCCTGATATTTAAACGCTTTGACAGGCTCTTGCTTCAACATTGCCATATTTTCCGTAACAGGATCTGACGGCTTTATATCGTCAGGAAGCTTGATGATGTCATCAGCATTCTTGATACCAAGGACCTCAAGCATTTGACGGTGAAGCTTACCCATATCGTAAAGGTTTGGAGCCTGTTGAGCCAACTGCATAGCGGCCTGATACTGAACGACTCGCTGTGCCATTGTTGCGGCATTTGGATCTGATACAGGAATCACATCCACACGATTGTCAAAATCTTTTTGTCTGCTGAAATCACCATCAATATCGTAAGAATACTCAGGTGACATGTAGTCTTTGATAATCTTTGCCAAAATACGAAGTTCGTTTTTAAGAGCCGCATGAAGACGAGCCTGAACGCCAGACATAACCTTCATTGAACGCTCCATCAACGCGAGCGTAGTTCCGACCGGAGCTTGCGGGTTGAGGTTTCCAACTTGTACATCAGCAACGGAGCCAATCCGTCTCCCCTCTTCCACAATATTTCCGAGCAATTGGTATAATACTGATGATGGCTCCTTGTAAGGAAGGAATGCAATCGAATCCCGAATTGCACCCCCCGGTACGTCCACATCGCGGAACTCACCCGGCATGAGAGGCGAATCGTCACCCTTAATACGAAGTCCGCGAGCTTTAAGACCAGCGGGGAGATTGCTGAGTGTGCCAGCATCAATAAGTTGGCGAAGAATACTTGTGGCACTTTTAGCAAGACCACCAATAAGATGTATAAGACCCGTTCCATAGAACCCAAGTCCCGGTAAGTATCTATAGTGAACAAAGTGATGTCTTTTACGTTTTTTAGAATCGTCTTCATACCAGTTCCTCCGAATAGACAAAATTGTCAAACTGGACTTATCAATAGTAACAACATATGGCCGCGCCAGTCCATCAGGGTCGTCAAATGGCTCCGGAAGGTTTAGGTCAGCGTGAATTTCAAGGATTGTGTGGCGGTCGTCCTCTTCAAGAACGGCGGTTTCACCATCAATCTCATCATATTTTTCTTGGATATCTGAGTAATCTGGTTCTGGGTCAGGTAGGTCAACATCAACGTAAAAGCCATTGACCTGAAGTTCAATAATTTCATTTTGTGTCTTCTTCATCACATGGGTGTAGCGCGGCGCGGTTGCTAGATCAGCAGCACCGTAAGAAACAACAAAATCTTCAGCAGGAACAAACATCGCAGCAGGACGCTCATTGATTGGGTCGTAATAAACTTTTTTGAAAGCTGACCCAGCCAATGGAAGGCGGAATAGCATTTGCTCTGTTTCATCACGATATTCCGTCATTTCCTCTGTCAAAAGATAATTCATTTCGTTTTCAACGCGTTGCGCCTGCTCCATTTTTTCAGCATCGCGTTTTCCAACAATTTTTGTGCGTACAGGCCCAGATGCTGGAAACATTTCGCCCATAGCTTGAGCTTGGAAACGCACAACAGCTTCTGTTAGAACGGGATGAAACACACCAGCCGCACCAGCCCACGGCTGTGTACGCTCTTCAATTTTCATGCCTAGAAGGTCTAAACCTTTAACGTATGACCGCGCCCATTCTTTTCTCGACTGGCGGTCTGCAACAAAGTCATCAACAAGTTCTGATGCAATTGCCTGAAGCTCTACATCTTCGATATATTCAGCTAAATTGGCATCATGTTCTGGGCCAATAATGTCTTCCGCCATTTCTCCAGTAAAATCAATGACCATTGCTTCGCCGTCAACTGAAATGCCTACCGCATCAGGATTGACAACTTCAACTTGCACCTCTTCAGTACCCTCTATATCGAAATCAGAGGGGAGCATTTGTTTTTCCACGGCCATACTAAAATCCTATTGGTTATTTGGTTTTTCCATAATAACAGAATACTGAGCATGATGGGAGCCGTACATATAGCTCGCAACAGTCCATCCGTTCTGTTTGTATTCTTCTACTGACTCATGTGGCACATACCGATAGGTTCTAGTAATACTCCACTGGTCTTCTGTATTTTGGCTCGTCATCCCATTCATCCATTGAACTTCTAATCCATCCACCCTGACGAAATCTCAATAGAGCTTGAGTTGTCGAGTCAACCAAGTCATCATGCTCTCCCGCAGGGAACGCGGCGCATTCCTCAATAACCTCTTCGGCCCACCGGGTTGGCGGCGCCCAAATAACACCAGATGCAAACAAATCACTTACAGCGTTTGCTCTTGCTATCTTATCCTGTCCGCGAGACGGTGTAAACTCCGTTACTGGTATGCCCATAGCCCTTAATTCGAAAATAAGTGGGGAACCAGCAGCTTTTGCTTCCACAATCATTTGATCAGGTTCGTATTCCCAGTATTTTTCATACGCCGCGCGTTTAAGTTCTGGAAATTCTAGTTTTTCTTTGTAGGCATCAAGAAGGATAAGATTTGGAACTGTAACGCCATCTTCATTTGGGTGATGAAATATTCCCCATGTTGTACAGGCAGAGTAGTCCGCTCGCTGCGTTTTAAGAAACGCAGTATCCCAACTTTGAATTATTGCTTCGCACGGTGGCGGACTGTCTCTTTCCCATTCACGCCACCATTCTCGCTTGATTAGGGCGCCTTCTTCAGATGTTGGGTCTTGCTGATACTGTGCAGACCATTTGGATATTGGAAGTTCTGCTTTTAGTGCCTCAAGCTGATCCAGCGGCCAGAACTCAGGCCATAACGGGTCACCTGAAGGCATAATTGCAGGAAACTCAATAACCTCCCACTCATCCGCGCCCTCACGTTGCGTTGCTGATTTCATTATCTGGCCCGTTAAATCCCTAACAGACCACCGCGTCATAACTACAATGATTGCGCCACCCGGTTGCAAACGCTGTCGCGGGCCTGATGTATACCATTCATAGACTTTGTCATAGACTTCTGGGTTGTAAGCCCCCAGTGCCGCTTCCTGCTCCGAATGCGGGTCATCGATAATGAGGACATCAGCGCCCTTACCAGTAACTGCACCACCAACACCAATAGCAAAATAATCACCTCGCTTGTTTGTGTTCCAACGTCCAGCGGCCTTTGAGTCTGAGGATAGGTTTATGCCCGGAAACACCTCTTGGAAGTCATCTTGATTTATTAAGTTTCTAACTTTACGGCCAAATCCAACAGCTAGTTCCGCTGTGTGCGCTGTTTGGATGATTTTTTTCTCTGGGTATCTACCAAGAAACCATGCAGGAAACAAATATGACGCAAACTCAGACTTGGTGTGTCGAGGCGGCATGTTGATGATAAGTCGCTTTAAGTCGCCTTTTGCAACCCTTTCAAACGCATCAGCCATAATTGCGTGATGGCGCCCTGCAATAAATGATGGCCACATACGTTTTACAAATGTGAGAAAACTGGTGCGAGAGTTTTCCTTGGCTTTCGCTTCTTCAAGCTCATCCAGAAGGTCAAGTATTTCCTGTTTTTGTTCAGGAGGTAACTTTGATAATTTTTCCTGTATGACTGCTAATTGGCTCATAGCTCGTAAGCTCTCCCGCTATCTTTTGACAGTGATATTTGACTGGCACAAACCCATCATCCATCACCATAATCGACATTTCGCCAATTCTTTGCATACACTCTGCTTCGGTTTTGTATGGCCCCATCTCGTCTTCCGCTACCAAGCAGTTGGACATATTTGCGGCCAAACAAACCAAAATCATAGCATGAAACATTAAGCATCACTTACACACCTGTTCATTAGAACGGATTTTGCAAGCTCCAACAAAAACACCATGTCTGGCGCTTTGCCATGTGACGTAGCCATGAATAGGTTGCCTTCTTCAGTCCAACCCACAACGATGGCCTCCGTCATGGTTACTTCCTCCTGCAACACACCAAGCATTTCCTTGGGGTCAAGTTCGGCTTCTTCATCAAGTCCTATGCCGCGAGGAAACTGGATTATATTGTCAGACAATTGACGCTCCCATGTCAATCTCCCCCGGAAGATAATGACGGTGGGGGAGCTAGGGAGGAAGCTCAACCCCACCGGAGGTGTCGGGAGACGTTACACCTCGCATGTAGTATATAGTACATTAAGTACTTTAACTAGATATATATATATAAT